ACGCCGGCAAAAACCGCCGCGCCGATGCCTGCGACCGATGCCGTGCCAGCGCTGGCCCCGGCTGCCGCCGCGGTCGATGCGCCGGCCGCCGTTGCCGATCCCACGCTGGCCGACGCACCAGGCGCCGCGGCGGTCGAAGCGCCGACGCCCGCGACGGCGCCCGTTGCGGCCGCGGATCCCGCTGCGGCGAATGTTGCGGCGCCGACCGCGCTTGCTGCGCCGGTTCCGGCAGCCGAGCCCACGCCGGCGAATGTCGCGGCACCGACGGCAGTGGCAGCAGCAGTCCCGGCCGCGGCGCCGACTCCAGTCGTCGCGCCGGCCGTCGGCGTGTAGCTGATGACGATGACGCCCGGCGATGGAGTGCCGGCCGCGCCCTTCGTCCCTGCACTTGCTGCGCCGCCGCCGGGACCGCCGCCATAAAGACCGCCCGGACCGCCAGCGCTTCCGAGGGTTGTCGTCCCGCCGCCACCGCCGCCGCCGCCGCCCGAACCGATCGAGGAATTGAGTTCCTCCCCGGCAGCCCCCTGCCCGCCAGTTTGAACAGCGCTGCCGGTGCTGCTAATGCCGCCGCCGCCGCCGCCGCCAGGGCCTCCATACGGTGAGGATACGGCGCCGGGACTGCCGACGTTTCCTGTCGTGCCACCCGCGCCGCCGCCGGTATTATTTGAGTTGTTGCCGCCTGCGCCGCCCGTAGATGAGACGGGGGACACCCCGACGTGCCCACCGCTTGCTCCGCCGCCGCCAGCGCCGGAAACTCGCGATGCGCCGGCACCACCGGTTGCGCCATTTCCGTTCGGGCCGCCTGCGCCACCACCACCGCCCGACCCACCGACGGTGCTCGGGCCGCCATTGCCGCCATTGCCGCCGCTCTGCCCAGATCCACCGGCCGTGTCGCTGCCCGTGCCGCCACCGGTTCCACCGGTCGTTCCCGAGGCGCTTCCGCCGGCCTTCGCGATGATCTGGCCGCTGTTGAAATTGGTGTCAGTTCCGGTGCCACCAGTTCCGACCGTGAATGGAATGCTCGCGCCAGCGACGAAAGTTAGATTTGCTGCTTGCCGGAAGCCAGCACCACCAGCGCCGGCACCGCCTGCCGTCGTGCCTGCCGATGCAGCGCCGCTCTCGCCCCAGGCGTAGACGTTATTATTGGCGTTGTTCCAGTCGCTCGGAACCGTCCAACTCGCTCCGCCCGTCGCGGTGAGCGTGATCCACGTCAGCGCCACGCCTCACCCACTTACGAAACGGTGGCGAGCCACGCCGCTGCGGCAGCCTGCGTTGTCGGAAAATTCGCGGGCACGAGTGGATCGGAAACCACCGCTCCGGTAGCATCGAAGGTCTGCCATGCGATGTGCTTTCCATCGGCTGCCTTCGGGAAATCGGCCATGATCGCGGCAGCCACGGCCTGCAACGCGGCGGCGCACGCCGTGACGTTCGCGGCAGTCGTGTCGATGGTGTCGCCGGTCTCCTTCGCGTACAGCGCAAGCACGGATGCCGCCAGCACCGGATCGGCGTCGATCAACGCGAACTGTGCCAACGTCTTCTTCGCCGAATCGAGCAAGTTGAGCATCGCGGCGCCGAAATCGCCGGACACCGGCAGGGTAAATGCGGGCACAAATTGCATTGTCGTATGCGTCGCACTGCGCAGCTCGGCATACGAGTCGGATGCGATCGGCGCGGAAACGGGAAGCGGCATGCCAGCCTCGCCGTTACGTCAACGTGAGCGCGGTGGCCGCGGTGAGCTGCGGCGTCACGCCGTTGCTCACCACGATGTTCGGCGTCACCGTGCCGGAGCAGATGATCTTGGTCGCGCCGCCGCCGGTGAAGCCACAACTGAAATAGGTCACCGTCCCGCCGGCTCCTGCGGTCATCTTGCCGAAGTTCACCGCCGCAGCCGGCACGACCTGCGCCGGATTGGTCCCTGAGATCGTCCAGCCGCCGCTGGTCCGCGCCACGGAGACGCGGGCGTAGCCGGTATAAGCGATCTCGCTGGCGTCCTGCGTGCCGGTCGCGGTCGGGTCGGCGGTGTGCAGCGCCACGTCGATATTGGTCAGCGGCGTGCCGGTATCGTTCACCGCGATGCCGGTCAGCGTCGTCGCGTTGAAGATCAGCTTGAGCAGATCGCCCTCGAACACCTTGCCGAGCGCCATGTTATTTTCTCCCGGTCAGGGCCCGCGTCGAGCGCCTCAGTCGAGCGTGAAGTAGAACGTGCCGGTCTTGGTGTTGCCGCCCGCCGAGATCACGATACTGATCCGGTCGTTCGCCAGCGCGATGCGGTCCGGCACCGCGGTGCCAGCGGCGGCGAAAAGGTCCGCGACGCCGGCGGTGCTGTGCACGGCTTGCCGCGGCGCCACGGTCGCCGAGGCGTTCACCCCGGTCTGGGTCCAGATCGTCTCGCCGGTGGTCTCGTTGGTGACCGTGAAGGTCGAGCCGTCGGCGAAATCGGTTTTGACGTAGCGGATCGCCGATACGCTGCCGGTGACGTTCGCGGTATAGCCCGTCGCCGCGCCGGAGGCGTCGGTGGTGAGCTTGACGGTCTGGCGCTGGACGTAGGACATGACGTTATCTCTTGCCTTCCCGATCGCGATCCATCAACGGAGAAAGCTCCGGTGATGGCGCGTCCGTCCTTTGAGACTGTGCCGGGCGGCCAACGGTTGCCGCCGCCATCTCGGCTGCCGCCGAAGTAGGCGATCCGATGCGAGATGTAGCCAAGTATATAGTTCCCTAACGAAAGCCCAGCATGCCGCACACCATCGGCGCAAAGAGATCGCCGACGGAAAGGGAAGCCCAAGATCGCGCCGCGGCGTTTCTAAGTCCCGACGCAAATCCAGTTGACCTTCTTCGAGAAGGTGCCTGCCGCGGCCGGCGTCGGATCGGTGCCGCTGGTGTTCTGCCAGGTCTTGATGATGACGGACCCCGCCGCGGGCGATCCGGCCTGGTCGCCGATCGTTGCGGTGACCCATTCCGGGTTGTCCGTCGGATCGCTGTCGAGGCCCGCGACCACCGATACCACCGTGGCAAGGCCGGTCACGACGGTGTCCGCCGCGGTCGCGGTGCTGAGCTGGCCGCGCGCGACCTTGTACCCCCCGGCGACGCCGGCGACGTTGGACCCGCCGGCGCCAGCGGTGACATCGGTAGTGCCGATGATCAGCTTTGCCCCGGTCTCGAGCACTATCGACCCGCCGGTGCGGACGACCAGGTTGTCGCCCTCGTACTGGACCGCGGTGTTCCGCGTGGCGTCGCTTGCTGCCAGGGCCATCGGTTATTTCCTCATCAGGGGATTGGGGTGGCGACCGGCGTGGTCGTAGCGCGCCTCGATCTCGGCGGCGCTGGGCAGTTCGGCGCGCGGCGTGGCGGCAACGCTGCACCGGCCATCGGCGCCGGTGCTGAACGCCAGATCGAGCGTGTCGTAGCCGTAGATCCTGGCCTGCTCGGGTTCGCAGCTATCCATCAGCGAGGTGACGTCGGGCAGCCCGATCGCGATGCCGCGCGCCTTGGCGATGCCGAGGTGGAATTCCAAGCAGGCCCGGCCGGCCTCGGCGTGATGCTTGTTGGCATAGGTGTAGTCGCAGCCGAACAGCGTGATCTGCTTGACCCCGATATGCACCGCGAACGCGACCGCGGCGGCGCCGGTGTTGTTCAGGTAGGCGACGCCCGAGGAGTTGATCACGGCCTCCAGCGGATATTCGACCAGGCCAGGGTAATCGGGGTGGACGCGGCTGGTGTAGATCGGGCCGGGATGACGGCGCATCCAGGTCAGCATCGCCGCGATGTTGCTGTCCGGCGCCGCGGCGGCGCGGACCTCCTGGACGCGCACGTCGTCCATGTGGAACACGCGGTCGCACTGCACCACGTCGCCCAGCGCGTTGATCGCCCAGACCTCGTCGCAGAAGGCGTGCCGCGAGCCGTGGCGCTTGGCCAGGTCGAGATACGCTTCGCACGACGGCCCCAGGCCGAGGATGACAACGTGCGCCGGTGCTGCGGCCGCGGGGGGCGCAGCCGCCATCGCGCGTAGTTTCCCCGACATCCTCGGCCTGAGAGCCGGGCGACGCACGGCTAGATCGGGCCGGTGTTCGCGCGACCCAGCACGGCGATGACGCCGACCGGCGTGCCAGCGGTGATCGTGCTGGAAACGCCGAGCTGCACGTAGCGCTTGATGCCGATATAGCCGACCTTCTTCACCACGTTCTTGCTCACCCCGGAGGTGCGCGGCGTGCCGGCGGCGATGCCGGCACCGGCGAGCGTGCCGACGATGTTAGCCGCGGTGACCGTGGTCATCGTGCCGGTCACATCGCCTTCCTTCATGGTCGCGGTGAACACCGCGTTGGTCGCGGTGAGCGTGCCGTAGCTGACGAAGAACACGACGCCCTGGTAGCCGGCGCGATCGATGATCTTGCCGACCTGCCCGGTGCCGGTGGTGCCGATCGCGACCGGCGCGGCCACGACGAGCGCTTTGATGTTGTCGTAAACGTCCATTGAGGAGCTCCTTGTCGAGAGTGCCAAGTCCGCGGCGACGGCGATCGGCTATCGGGGATCAGGGCTGCAGCAGGTACTTGATCGGATGCGTGCCGGCGTCGACCAGGTTGCCGTCCCAGCGCTGGAACGCGACGAAACCGACCTGGTTGTTATCGGCGTAGCGCTCAGTCAGGCGGCGCATCTGGGTGCCGGCGACGCGGCGGATGAAGTAGTTCTTGAAGTCTCCGAACGCCACCGACTTCAGGCCGGTCGTCGCGGCCGGCATGCTTTGGTTGATGGTGTAGGGGAAGCCGTTGATCGTGTCCGGCTCCTTCACCGCCAGGCCGGGCAACCAAAGCGGCCGACCCATGCCGTCCTTCAGCAGCTTGAGCGACTTCAGCACGGCGTCGGCGAACATGAACCGCGCATTGGCGTTACGGTAGGCCGGATCGACGGAATGCTCGAGGTTGACCAGGTCGTCGTAGGTGACGCCGGGGGAAACAGCGGCGGTGGCACCGAGCGTCGCGGCGGTGAGCACGCCCGTGGGCTTCGACGCGCCATCGCCAGTGGTGAGGTGCCGGTTCAGGACGCGCGCGATGCGGATCGCCAGCCGATCGGCCAGCCAGGGCTCGAGCGGGAAAGCGCTGTCCTGCAACAGCTGGTTGCTGATCAGGATCAGCTTCGATGTGTAAGTGTAGGCGTGCAGCACCACCGTGCCGAAGGTGATGTCCTGCTGCGTGACCGTGGTGTTTTCGCCGAGGATCGCGCCTTCGTTCGCGGTGTCGTTGTCGGTGGGGATCGGGATGTCGTTGCCGGTCGCGGTTTCGAACACGAAGCCGGCCTCGAGCATGCCGCCATACGCCAGCAGCGCGTCGATCAGGCGGGTGTAGAACCCCTGCGGCACGGCGTAACCGCCGGCGGTGTCGATGCCCTCGCCGAGGGCGGCCTGGAAGCGGCGACCATACAGGTCGCGCTGCTCGGCGTTCAGCCGGTCCGTTCCGCCGCGCACCCAGGCCATGAAGGTCGAGTTTTCCAGCGCGGCATGCGCGGGATCCACGGAATCGGGCGCGGGGCCGCTGCCTAGCCGCACGCCAGCGGTGCGCTGCGCTTCCATCGTCGCTGCGAACTCGACATCGGCCCGCTCGAGCCGGTCGATCTGTTCCTTGAGCTCGTTCGCCTTCTTCTCCATCGCGTCGGCCTGCGCGATGATCTCGGCACTGGGATTGTCGGCCGCGAGCAGCGCCCGCCACTCCTCGATCAGCTTAGCGCGAGCGGCGCGCAGCTCTTTGCTTCGCATTTTGATGGCTCCTTCGGTGGGTTGCGACGCGTCGCCGCGTTGCGGCGCCTTGCCAAAGGGCGATTGGGCAGCCGGGGCGTCCCGGAACGGTCAGGCGGCTTCGGCTTCGGCGAGGCGCAGGCGTCGGCGCATCGTGGCGAGGCGTGCCGCCTTGCCGTCGTCCATGCGCTTCTCGTAGGCATCGATCACGGCACGGCCGGCGGCCCGCACGTCAGCGGGGATGTCGGTCTGCGGCAGGCGCGACGCCGCGGCGTCGAGGCCGGATTTCAGCGCGGTGAGCTTGCCGCCGCGGATGTCGGCGAACGGCAGCTTGAAGCTGCCCTTGAGTTTCGGATTGTGCGTGTCAAAGGCCAGGAAGCCGCGCTTGGCCTTGGCCGGGTCGGGCGAGTTGCCGTTGTAGCCGGCATCGTCGAGGATGCGCTCGGCCGCGACCGGTCCGTCCCACGCCGTTTCGGTGTCGATCGGCAGGCCGCGGTCGGCGCCGCACGCCCATTCCGGCTCGGTCGCGGCTGCACGCGCGCCGGGATCGATCGGCATCGCCGGGTCGGCCGTGCCGTCGTCATCGTCATCGTCGCCGGTCAGCGCCTCGGCGGCTTCCTCCAGCAGGACGCGCGCCGAATTGAGCAGACCGAGCGCCTCGGCGGCGTCATTGTCGCCGTCGCCGTCGGGATCGTAGGGCGGCAGTTCGGCGCGCGCACGGCGCAGCGCCGCGGGGCGCATCCTGGCGCGCGGCACGCCACGCAGCGCGGCGGCAGGCGCGGCCGCGGCGCCGGCGATCACCGTGTCGCACAGCCCGAACGCCTTCGCCTCGGTCGAGGTGTAGAAGCTCTCGGCGTCCATCGCGGCGGCCAGGTCGGCGACGGGCTTGCCCGCGCGGCGCGCATACACCGCAGCCATCTGGCCATCGAGCTTTTCCAGCTCGGTGGCAACGTCGAGCATGTCGTGCCGGTTGCCGAGGCAGAGGCCCCAGGCGTTGTGGATCATGAGCTGGCTGAGCTCGTGCATCGCGATCGTGGTGCCGGCCATGGCGATGAAGCTCGCGGCGCTGGCGGCGATGCCGTCGATGGTAACATTGACCGGCGCGGCACGGCTGATCAGCGCGTTGTGGATCGCCATGCCGTCGAACACGTCGCCGCCGGGGCTGTTGATCCGCAGGTTGATCGGGCCGTCGCCCAACTTGGCCAGGGCAAGCACGAATTCCTTCGCGGTAACGCCGAACCAGCCGATCTCGTCGTAGAGCAGGATCTCCGCGGGCTGGCCCTCGACCGCGGCGCGGATCGAAAACGCCTCGGGCAGCTTTGCGGCCGCAAATCCTTGCAACGCGCGCGCCGAGAAGCGCTGGTCGCGGCGGTCAAACGCCCGTCGGTTCAGCATCGGTCCCTCCTTCATCCGGCGGCGCCGGCGGCTCCGGCACGCTCGCCGGCGCGACACCGCCCGGCGTCGCCGGCGGCACGTAGCTGGCGTCGAAAATGCGCGCGAGCGGCACGTTGGCCGCGTTGATCAGCGGCTGGTCGCCGTTCGCGACCGGCGGACGGTTGAGCTGGCGCCGCCGTTCGTTCGGCAGCAGCGTGGCGCTGGCGATTTCGTGTGCCGCGACCTCAGCGGCCTTCACCGGGTCCATCGCCATCATCGCGTGGCGGTCGAACTCGACGTAGAAGTCCGTGCCGCTGAGCAGCTTCATGTTCAGCTCGGCCTCGATCCGGCCAAGCACGCCGTTGATTGTGTAAATCAGAAACGCCAAATTCTGTTCGGCGAGGCCCGAGCCCCACGACGTGCTCCGGTCGGTCTCGTTCAGCAGCGGCAGCGGCACGCCGAAAAACCGGCTGATGTCGGCGATCTGGTAGCGGCGCGCCGCGATGGTGTTGAGGTCCTCCGGCGACATCTGCATGGACGTGAACGTCGCGCCCTTGTCGGCGAAGAAGACCTTGCCGGCGTTCTGGTGGCCGGCGTAGACCGCGTTGACCTTGGCCTTCCAGGTCTCCCAGCCGTCCGGCGACAGCTTGGCCTCGCCGGCGGTCATCATGCCGGCGATCTTGGCGCCGTTCTGGTGCGCGTAACCGGTCTGTTCCTCCAGCATTTTCGCCAGCGACACGGAGTCGCGGGCGAAGAACCTGATCCGCGACATCCCGGCGATGCCGTCGAAGCCGAGGCCCGGGATGTGGATCATGTCGTCCTGATCCACGTATTCGACATGCCCCGGCTGCATGTTCTCAACGAAGCCAGCCGCGTTGCCCCACAGCACGCAGCGATAGACGTTGCGGTAGCCGTTCTTCAGCACCTGGACGTTCCAGGGCATCGCGGGTTCAAAGCCGATCTCGCGCCCGGCGCCGTCGCGGCGGATAACCGAGTAGTGGTTGCCCCAGAGCTGCTCGTTCACCATCCAAAGCTCGCGCCAGTTCCAGGCCGACAGTGGCCGCCCGGGAAACGGCGTGAGCTGGAGGAAGGGCGCGAGGCGATGATTCGGCTGCTCTTCGCGACCGTCGGGGCCGCGCTTGTAGATCTTCAGCGGCAACTCGGCGACCAGGCCGGCAACGATGGCAACGCAGCGATACACCGCCGAGACCGCCATCGAGGTGCGTTCGTTGACCAGCGGCGCGAAGGTCTGCGGCATCCCGCCGGACAGCGCGTCGAACAGCCACGAGCCAGGATCGGCGAGGTTTGTGGACGGGTTCTCGGGCGACGCGGCTCTCAGACGCGGATAGACTCGCTCTCGCGTAGCAGGTCGGGCTGGCGCGCTGCCGAAGATTCCCATTTGGCTATGTCGTTCCAGATCGATTGGCCAGCGGCCACGGGATTCTTCGACATCAGCGCGACCGCATCGAACGTCGCCATCAAAGGGTCGATCTTCGCGGTGCCGCTGGCCTGCTTGGTGATCGTGATCGCGTTGCCCCGCGGCTCGACGCGGGCGTTGCCGACCGCGTAACTCATCAGCGCCTGGCCGCAGTGCACGAGCGTGCGGTTGGCCAGCTTCACTTCCGCGGTCTTGATCGCGCCGTTCAGGGTCCAGCCCTGGCTGATCCCCTTCACGCGATCGTCGCCCTCGATGCCCTTCTCGGCCAGCGCATCGACGATCATGCCGACCCCCATCGGGTCGAGCCCGACCGAGGACAACAGGCCGGCCTCGTCGCAGCGCGCCGCGATCTCGGCGATCTCGGCGAACCCGAGCACGATGTCGTCGACGATGACCAGGTCGCCGGTCTCGGCCATGTCGAGGAAGGTCTGCGCCTCCGATCTGCGCGTTTCGAGCACGCGGCTGTCAACCCACGCCCTCGACCAGTGCAGCCAGCGGCGCGTCTCCGCCTCGCGGCCGATGATCGCCAGGCCGAGCAGGTCATCAAGGCCGCCGCCATCGATGCCGATGCACACCACCTCGCAGCGTTCCAGCAGCGTGTCGAGCGTGAGGCCCGGTTCGAAGGCGTTGGCCCAATGATCGGCGCCGCGCCATCGGTCGGATTTCAGCGCCAGGCCGATCTCGATGTTGAGGTGCTGGGAGGCCCAGCGGACGATCTCGTGCTGCCCGGTGCGCCGCGCGGTCTCGAATTCCTCGACCAGCCGCGGGATCGTGACCGAACGGTCCCGGTTCGGCGTCACCATCCACCACAGCGACGGGTCATACCAAGCCGGGTCGCGGCCCGGCGCGCCAGGTTCCGCGATCGCGTTGGGAAACTCGTAGAGCACCGGCAGCATCACGCCAGGCGCCGTGCCGTCGCGGATCGACCGCGCCTTGCGCAACTCGTCGCGGAACACGCCGGTCGGCGGAATGTCCGACTGCGTGGTGATGAACACCAGGAACGCCTCGGGCGTCGGCATCATGCCGCCGCGAAGCTGGCCGATGATGCGCGAGGCCGCCGGGTCGCGGGCGATTTCGTGCAACTCGTCGAGCAGCACGCCGGCCGGCTTAACCCCGGTGATCACCGCGGCATCGAAGGTCTTGATGTGCAGCGTCGCCTTGGTCCGGCGGTCGATGATCTCCTTCAGGTGGTCGCGGACGTGCATCCGCTTTTGCAGGAAGCCCTCGGGATCGGCCTCAATCATGCCGACCACCTGGCTGTACGCCAGCCTGGCGACCTCCTGCGTCGGTCCGACCAGCAGGAATTCGGCGCGCGGCCGCTTGTTGATCAGCAGCGCGGTCAGCATCAGCGCCGCGCCATTGGTGGTCTTGCTGTTCTTCTTCGGCACCAGCAGGAACATCTCGCGGACCAGGCGCGCCCCGGCATCGTCGAAAGCACCGAACAGCGCGGCCACGATCTCGCGGAACCAGTCGCCGGCGGCATCGACCATGGCGGGCTGACCGACCACGTCGGGCAGCCGCAGCCGGTTGAAGATCGCGACGCCGCGGCGCGCCTCATCCGCCTGCAACGGAATGTGCGGCACAAGCGAGCGCCCGTTGCGGATCCGGTCCTGCCAGTCCTTGCAGGACAGGTCGATCATATCGGCTCCTCAGTGCACCAGGCCGGCCCACCCGGTGCCTTGGTCAGCGGTTTCGGCGGCGAGGGCCTGCGCGTCCTTCTTGCCCAGCGATGCGGGCTTCGGCTCGGCCTGCACCGGCGCGAATTCCGACCAGCCCGCGCGGCAGCGCAGCCAGAACATGCCGGCGGTGACGGCTTCGCGGCCGGTGCCGATGGCGATGGCGTAGAGGTTCTTCGCCACATTGGCGTTGGCCACGGCGCGGCCGCGGTCGAGTTCGGCGCGGTAGCGTTCGCGCAGGGTGGTCGGGTCGATGCCGACGATGTAGGCGATCTCGGGCTGCGGGATACCGTAGCCGGCCAGTGCCTGCACGGTGAGGCGCTGGCGTTCCTCCGGGGAATGCTGCGGGCGGCCGCGCTTTTCCTCGGTTTCTGTCACCGGATCGCCGAGAAGGTCGAACTCAGGCAAGCGCGGTCTCCTGTGTGGGTGCCGTGGCTGTGCAGCGCGCGGCCGCCCACGCATGCGCCGCCAAGTATCCGGAGTTGCGCCGCTTCCCTAAAACGAAGGGAATTATATACTTAACTACCACGGGACATCATCCCGCGCTGCCGAGAAACTGAAACGCGCACGGCAACGCTTCCTGGCTGGCGGTTACGGGCTTTGACCAATACGAGACCTTGTCGACTTCCGTGATCTCGTCGGCGATCTCACCGAAATCAAGCAGGCGAGGCGGCCCAGGATCGGCACCTAGAACCGGCCACCAGTTTGCACGGATAGACGCCGCAATGTCTGGGTTGCCACCCTGTTCAACGAAGCGCGCCATATATTCGCGGCAGGCGATCAAGCCGGCTCGGAACATCACGCGCGATACTGGATTGCGCATTGTTAAATCAAGAAATTCACCGTCCGGCCCAACGGCATGAAGTGCCCAGCGAGCGGCCTCTTCGATTTCGTTCCAATCAGGCAGCGGGCGAGAACCGGCGCTTTTTTCGAGTGCTGCTATCAGCTTCGCCTTGTCGGGCATCGGAACGTCGTTGGTATCACTCATTTCTGATCTCCCGGTAGTCAAGTATATAATTCCCAAAACGAAGCCATTTTTGAACGCGGCACAGAAGGGGCGAAATCGGGCGTCGCACGGCCAGTGG